TCCTAGCAAGGTAAGAAGTTGAATGATAACCTTGCGCCTCGTCGTACTGGTACCAGGAGTCAAACTCAACAAAAGGATCGTAGGGATTGTCAATAGTTGTAAGCATGTACTCTACAGCCATCACTTGCCCTCCAATCCTCTCTGAAGAGTAGACACTGACATGCCTAGGGCAGAGGCTACTTCAGACAGGGTGTGTCCAGCAGCCAGCATTGACTGGGCACGACGCTTCTTTGTAGATGTCATAAGCACCTTGATCTTAGGCAATGCACGTTCCTTGACTAGATCTAGGTCTGTGTTGTTAAGAATCTGAAGAAGCTTAGTATTAGTAATTGCACCTGCCTGAATGGCTTCCCATTCCTTGTCTGTGATGTCAACAAGAGTCTTCTTAGCACCTACTCTAGCACGGGCTTCTTGAAGATCTCTGTATTGAATCTTCTTTAGCGTTTCCTTCTCCATGTCAGGATTAGCCTTGCGCTTTGCTTCTGATGTCGCATTGGCTATGACCTGGGCTTGTCTTTCACGGGGGGCGTTCTCTAAAGCAATGGCGAGCTTTGCATTCAAAGACTCGACTTCCTTAGAGTAGACTCTCTTTGCAGAAGGGGAGGAAACTAGACTTGGTGTGTTGGCTGCTTCTCTACGGGCTTCATTAGCAAGGGCCTTTAGTTTGTTACTGTGATCTGCATACACCTTCTCTACTGGGGTACCAGAAGAAAGCGTGTGGGCATCGTCAGTAACAGCGAGCTTCTTGCTCTTAGTGGTCTTAGCAACAAGCCTGCCCTTCTTGTCCACGTAGGTGTTACCAGTAGGAAGATAGATCTTCTTTCCAGTTTCAGGATCCGTGCGGACAAGCATCTTTCTTTCAGGAACATCAGCCCTAGACTTAGCCCTAGAGATTAGCGTAGATGCGCCCGATCCATCGGCAGACTTCTGATAGCGTTCCTTTAGATTCTTGATGTTGTTCTCTTCATAAGAACGCTTGTAATCAAGCTTATGCTTGTATGCATCAATCACTACCATGGAATGCCTGATAGCACGAGCAATCTCTTCATGAGAAGCACCCTTAATCTGCATGTCTGTGATCAGATTAGTGATGTTACCCATTTCAGGCTGAATGCGCTGCTTAGACATGGTCTGCATACCAGGATAGTACTTGTACTGCTGCTTAGGATCAAAGTTCTTAAGACCCTCTAGTGGAGGAGAAGTCTTAACAGAACCCTTGTTATTGGGAATTACTAGAACTGAATCGCCGTCAAAGTCTGCGCCAGAGAGACGCTCTGCTGTGCTAGGATGAATTCCAATAGCATCCTTTGAGTCAGTTGGAATCATCTTTCTAGCTTCGCGATTCCTATTATTGACAACAAGTTCTGGAATCTCAAAGGTTCCACCATGAGGGTGGCGAATCAGAACAACCTTTTCTCCATCATTGTAGCCTGGAGCATAAACCTCGTTAGGCTTAAGGCTGCTGATTGGAAGAATCACTTTAGACGTAGTCCTAGGAAGACCGGCTGCCTTAAGGTGGACTGCAGAAGAATCTGCGCCCTCAGCAAAGGTTTCTAGAAGCTTCTTACGAACTGTCGGATTTGTAAGAGACATGATAGTCTCAAACTCATTACGCTTAGACTCATACGTAAGATCAAGCTGCTGCTTAGCTAGAGTGTGAGGCTGCTTAGACAGCATCTGTGAAGAGAGCTGAGAGGCCCAGTTATTCCAATCACCCTCTTCATTGACGATGTTCATAACGCCATGCTGCCTATCAATGGTAGAACCAAACGGGTTGTCTGGATCATCCTCACTGAATGGCTTCATAGCATCAAGCTTGCTTTTAGCATCCTTCTTTGACTTAGTCGAGTTGTAGATGATGTCTACACCAGGAGGCATGTCATCCTTGTAAACCGCCATGCCCTTCATGTAGTGACTAGCATCTACAGCAATGCGAACCTGAGCATATCGACTAGAACCAAGAGAAATGTCGTCTACACCACGACGAACATAGATGACACCATCAGCGTTGCCACCACCATCTTCAGCCCAGTTAACCTTGACTCGCTTAGAACTGATCGAGGTCGGATACTGAATCTTTCTGGTGAATGTGACACCACCATCATCAGATCCATCACGAACAATCTTGATCTTGTCTCGGTTAGCCATAACCTTGTTGTATGAGACGCCAGGAGCAGTAAGAACGGGAATGGTAGTCTCGAAACCTGTACCGAGCTGAGGGACACGAACGTAGTGAACGACATAACCCTCATGCTTGAGCATTGCTACAGCAGTCTTGAACTTGTTTCGAGTAATCCCCATGTAACGCTCATTGCCAGCACCAACGTCAATGTACTCCTTTTCACGAACAAGATCCTTGAGGAAGTTCGCAATGTTGTGGAGGACATCAAGCTTGTCCTTGGCTCCTGGAGCAAGCAGATTACGAATCGTGGATTCAGGGAGATTCATCTCACGGCCGATAGCCATGTTAGAAAGTCCCTTTTCCTTGAGCTTCATAGCTCTAGCAATTCGATATTGCTTCTCACGGTTAAGCTCGATAGATCGCATAGCACGGAATTCTGAAGTGTTCTTCAGACCCATGCCTTCTGCAATCTCTCTTTCAGTAAGCCCTTCCTTCTTCAGACGAGCAGCCATGTCAAGGAAAGACTCATTTCGACTATTCCCATCACCACCAGAACCCCACGGATAGCGACCAGAATGCCGTGGCGTACCATAGTGGGAGAGAGCGTTTTGTTCGTCGATGATCATGACAACGCCTCAATCCTTAGCTCTTGGATACGCCGGTCAAAGACGACGATCTTATCCATGATGTGAGCAATTTCTTCTGGATCACCGATTGTGACATCAACTTCATCGTTCTGGTAGATCCTGAATTCCATGGCAATATCAAAAGGCTTGAAGTGATACTCAAGACAGAACATAGCAGCATAAACCTTGAGCTGCGTTGGCTGTCTAGGAATCACGCCAGTCTTAAGATCATGAATTCTAAGGAAGTTTCCTCTAAACGAAATACTGTCTGCAGTACCAAAACAGTTGTCCGAGTAGTAAAGAACCTGCTCAGAAGTCATACGGAAGCCAATAGCGTCGTTCACATACATGTTAAGAGACTTGTTACTACGTGGAAGCTTCTGACCGAGACGGATCAGATCATGTGCCAGAGCATGAAGTTCCGTTCCACGCTGTGCAGCGATGGATGAAAGGAACACTCGTTCAAGCTTCTCGTCATCGTAGTTAACCCAGTGGTACTTGCTAGCGCCGAGAAACGCGTGCTGACCTACGAGATTTGAATGCGTGTTGAAGAGCATCCAGTACCTCTCTCTCATTCTCTGGATAAATGAACGCAGCGAAAGACATCTCATCTAGCTTTTCAATGTAATACGCTTGGTTAGGCTGTTCAGGGGAATCCCAAGAAGCCTTAACCTCTAGCATCGCCCACTTATCACGATAGAAAATTGAAAGATCTGGAATACCCTGCAGGTACGCAGAGTCATTCTTCAAGACCAGACAACCGGGGAACATCTCGTTAAGAGTCTTGATCAGCGCACGCTGGTACTCTCTTTCAAGACGAGATTCTTGCATTCTACACCTCCAAAATTAAAAAGAGGGTAAAATGGCAAGGCATAACTTCACCCCTTCTATCATAAGCTGCGATAATCTTACTAGTTGCTACTTATAACCGTGAACCAGGGCAAAATGCTGCCCGGTAGGGTAGACGCCTCCGCCATTTACCACCGAAAGAAGAACATACCTGTCCAGAAGACCGTTGACGATGCAAGCGTCCCACGAATCCTCATACTCCTCTCCAGTAGCCACATCTCGAATAGGAACAGGAATAGCTGGGCCAGACCTGTACTCGAACTGACGCTGATACTGCTTTGCAAACCACCAAGGACGCCACATAAGATTGGTGGCCTCACAATTGCTACGATCACCATCAAGATGAATCACATGCCGACAGTTCTCCATACGTGGCACAAACGCCTGAGCAACGAGTTGTGCTAGACTAAATGTATTCTGCCGGCGAGTACTAGCGTGAACCAGACCAATCTTGATTGTACCATTACCAGTCTTTGACGGACGCATAATACGCCCAGTAGACAGATTTTG